TTATTGGATTTATAAATATGAAACTTTTTGACGGAATAGCATCTCTGGCGTTAAAGCTCGGATTAAAGCAAGAGCAGACGAAATACACTGCTAATTCAATGCTTACTGAGAAACGAGATGAATTAGAAGCGCTATGGCGTGAAAATTGGATCGCCAATAAAATCTGTATCAAACGCCCAGAAGATATGACAAGAGCGTGGCGAGATGTTTTCTCTAACGACCTTGATTCGGAACAATTAGATGCTTTCACTAAATACGAACGAAGAATTAAACTTCGTGAAACGCTAACTAAAGCATTACAGTGGTCAAGCCTTTATGGTTCGGCTGGTTTATTAATTGTCACCGATGCAACAAACTTAAATACACCATTAAGACCGACTGAAAAGCTAAAACGATTAATCATATTGCCTAAGTGGAAAATCGGCACGGCAGGCGATAGAGAGGCGAACATCACCGATTCCAATTTCGGTAAATACAAAGCCTATTCAATCAGCGGTGATGACAAGCCTCTAATCGTTCATCATTCAAGATTATTGATTATGAACGCTAACGATGCTCCGCTATCAGATAGTAGCATTTGGGGCATTTCAGACTTAGAGAAGATTATTGATGCGCTAAAACGCTTTGATATTGCTTCCGCTAACGTTGGTGACTTAATTTTTGAAAGCAAGATTGACATTTTCAAAATTGATGGGTTGACCGACAAGATTTCGAGTGGCTTTGAGAATGAAGTGGCAAACGTAATCGGTGCGGTACAAGCAATCAAATCATCGACTAACAGCTTATTACTAGATAAAGAAAACGAGTACGACCGCAAAGAACTCTCGTTTGGCGGATTAAAAGACCTTATCACAGAGTTCCGTAATGCGGTAGCTGGTGCGGCAGATATGCCAGTTACAATCTTATTTGGACAGTCGGTTTCTGGTTTAGCGAGTGGCGATGAGGATATTCAAAATTATCACGAGTCAATTCACCGCTTGCAAGAGTCAAGATTAAGACCTGTTTTAGAAGTTATTGATACTCTAATTTGTGGTGAATTGTTTGGTGGCCAGCCTGACGATTGGTGGTTTGAATTCTTGCCTTTAACCGTTGTTAAGCAAGAACAGCAAATCAATATGCTAAACACGTTTGCAACCGCAACCAATACGCTAATTCAGAATGGTATCGTAACAGAACAGCAAGTAGCGAATGAGTTACGAGAAAGTGGACTGTTTGCCAATATCTCAGCTGATGACATTGAGGACATGAATAATGCTGATGAACTTGCCAGAGATTTTGAAGAACCAAAAGACGAAAGCGAAGAAGTTCAAAACGCTGAAAGTGAGCAAGAGAACGGAGCTTTGGTATAGAACCGAACTCAAGCGACAAGTCAAAGAAATGACTGATACTGTTGAAAGAGCCTTAGAAAAACCTAATGGCTCTTTTTTTATGGATGATTTTAGTGGATTTCTTGCGGTTGGTGTTAAAGCTCTGCTTAAAGTATTGGAACGCTTTGAGAACAAAGACCATTCGGCAGATGATGAAAAAATCGCACAGGGCTTTGTTAATCGAGGAAATATCCAAAACCAACAAGAAGTATCAAAGAACTTAAAAAATCAGACTGGGATTGATTTGAGTGCATATTTAGGCAACAGCCCACGCATAGCTGAGAAAGTTAATGCGATGACAACTGCTAATGTCCAATTAATCAAGTCCATTCGTTCTCAATACCTCGATAAAGTACAAAATGCAGTCACGCAAGCGATGGTGAATGGAACGCTGAATAAAGACTTGGTGCAACAAATTAAAGATATCGGTAAAACAACCGAAAAGAGAGCGATATTTATTGCTCGAGACCAATCTTCAAAACTTAATGCGGCATTAACGCAGGCAAGACATGAAGACGTGGGAATTACAAAATACACTTGGAGTACATCGGGCGATGAGCGAGTGCGTGAAAGTCACGCAGAAAAAGACGGGCAAGTCTTTGAATATGCTAATCCGCCTGCAGATACAGGACACCCTGGACACGATTTTAACTGTAGATGTGTTCAAATTCCTTATCTTGGCGATGTGCTTAAATCAAAATAATTTGAATGAGGTGTAAATGCAATTTACAGACAAAACAGCGCAAGCAAAAACACAGCGGATTATCACTAAAGACGGCTTTTTAGTCGTTCCTGCGACAATTTCTAAAGTTGGCGTTTTTGACTATCTGGCCTCTGAATTAGGTTTAAAAGAGGATGGGATTAAAAAGGTCGCACGGACAGAAAAATCATTATTTTCTGATGAGACCATTGAGAGCTTTGAGAACGCAACGCTCACAATCGGACACCCAGAGCAAGGCGTAAACGCTAAAAACTGGAAAGAGTTATCCGTTGGGGTTGTGCGTAATGTTAAGCGAGTGGGCGATGAACTCACGGCAGAGGCTTGGATTTACGATGAGCAAGCTATCAAAACCGTACAAGAACACGGTGTAGAACAGCTATCTTGCGGTTATGACTGCAATATTATCCAGTCAAGCGTTAAAGATGCAGATTTTGAGATGTCTCCGATGATCGGAAACCACGTGGCGATTGTGGCAAAGGGTCGCTGCGGTGGAACTGTAAAACTTGCCGATGAGGAAAAGACCGTTATGGGAAAAACCGCTAAATTCCTCGATGCGTTTTTAGGTGCATTCGGCATCAAATTGTCCGATGAGCAGAAAAAACAAATCGAAGAAGATGAAGAAACTGGCAAAGAAGGTGAGAAAGCTCCAAAAGCTGAAAAACCAACCGAGCCAAAAGAAAAACAATCTGAACCCGAAGATAAAAAGGAAGAAGAAGTGAACAAAGAAGAGTTTGAAAAACAGCTTAAAGCCAAAGATGCAGAAATTCAAGCATTAAAAGATGCACAAGCAAAACGTGATGCAGAATTAGCGCAAGCGGCAATGTTAGCTGATGCACAATCTGTATTCAAAGATGTGAAATTTGCAGATAAAGCAAGCGTTCGTGAAATCCAAGAGAGCGTGATTGTTGCTCAAGGTATCTTCACAAAAGATGCTGCAGCTAAATTATCTGATGCTGAAATCTCTGGAGCGTATCAAGTAGCTAAAGCGGTTACTGCTAAATTAGCCGATGAACGCAAATCTTTAGGCAATATCTTATTAGGTGATGCGAAAACTGAAACCGCACCTAAATTAGACTTCAACAAAACTTACAATCAATAGGGGTAATGAATAATGGGTTACGCTTACGAACAAGCTCCAGCAAAAGCTGGTGAATTAGGCAAAGGCAACTTTGCGAGTGCAAAAACAAGTGCAGAGAAAGTAACTGGCAAAGTAAAAGCTGGTGATTTTGTGGCATTGAATCCTACTGGTGGCGTGAAAGCATTAGCAGCTAAGACTGATGTATTGGCTGGCGTAGTATTTGCAAGCACTATCCGTGATGAATGGAATGAGGGTGAATTGTGCGATGTAATGCATATTGCAGCAGGTGATGCAGTGTGGGTAAACGTTGCAACTGGTAAAACCGTCACACGTGGTCAGAAAGTCTATGTATTAACAAACGGTGGTGATGGTAAAGTTGGTGCAATTCAAGGTGAGACCGATGCAAACGGAATCGAAACTCCATACACCGTAATTGATGTTAAAGGTCAATTAGCGTTAATTTCTAAATTATAAGGGGCTGAATAGATGTCTTTATTAACTTATGTACAAAACGGTTTAACTGCGGTAAGCAAAGAAATCGCAGAAACTAAATATCCTGAAATCGTATTCCCACAATTCGTTTTCGTTGACCAACAAACAGCGGTGGGTATTACTGAAAAGCTTCACTACGGTGCAGATGAACACGGTTCTTTAGATGATGGCTTAATCACTACTGGCACAAGCACTTTAGACCAAGTAGAAGTTGGTTTTACACCTAAACGCTCCTACATTGTGCCATGGGCTAAATCTGTTACATGGACTAAACCAGAGTTAGAACAAGGTCAATTATTAGGTTTAAAACTTGATACAGCCAAAATCATGGCGTTAAACAAAAACGCTCAACAAACTCTACAAAAAGTTGCATTCTTGGGCCACGCTAAAGACGGTCGCTTAACTGGTTTATTAAACTCTAAAGATGTTTCTGTTCACACCTTAAAAGGTGCAGCGAAAAACACCAAAGTTCAAGAAATGGACTTCGACAAAGCTGTGGCGTTCTTTAAAGAAATGTTCTTGGCTGGCCTAGAGCGTACAAAACGCATTGAAGCGCCAAACACTTTCGCTATTGATGCGCTAGATTTAGCTCACCTTGCTTTAACTCAACGAGCAAACACTGACACTACTGCGTTAGAGTTCTTAACTAAGAGCTTATCCGCTGCAGCTGGCCGTGAAGTTGCAATCAAAGCATTACCGTCTAACTTCGGTTCTCGAGTAACTGATGGCAAAAACCGTGCGATTGTTTATGTAAACAGCAAAGAACACGTAATTTTCGATGTGCCGATGACTCCA